TTGACCTACATCCGCTCAGTGAAGTTCGCGACGGCTGAAAGCAGGTCAACGGTGGTGGAGGCTGCCGCGACAATGACCATCTTCAGGAAGTAGTACTCATCATTGTCGATATAAGCCGGCGTGGTGAGCGTGAACGCGTCCCGGTGCTGCTCGACGCTGGCGGCAGTGGTTGCGGCGGCGAGGGTCTGTGCCCCCGCAGGTGCGGATATAACCGCCACGTTCGTATCGGTGCCGCGCACGGCCTTCACGATCGACAGGGTCACGCTGGTCGCGGCTGCCGCCTGGATCTCATAATCCACTTCCACGCTCTTGAGCATGCAGCCTTTGCCCGCCACGGAGTTCGAAGGGATGGTGATCGGGATATTGACCGTCGAGGTTTCGGCGGTGGCGGCTTTGTGCCGGCAGATGGTGCCTGTCACCTGGCCTGCAATATCGGTCCAGGTGCCGGTTACGCAGTGGAAGGTGTTGGGCGGTATGTACTGGCTCATGGCGGTATCGTGCACATAACCGCCAAGCTCGCTGTTGCGAGCGAAGCCTTTCCTGAAATACCGGGCCAACGTTGCCATGATATTGGCGGGTGAAACAAAATAGGTTCTCATCGGTTTGGTCTCCTCTGATCTGTTCTTACCGGCTGGTATGCCAGCCGGTAAGCTTGAAGGATGCACGGGGTTGTCCGCCCGGCTAAGCGACATGGTTATTCGCGAGCCCGCGCCAGTTGGCGATGCCGACGGTCAGGAATTGGCGGACCTTGATACGGCTCTCGTCGTTTGCGAACATGGCGGGGTCGCTCTCGTTGCCGGCCACATACACCTGCGGGGTAAGGCCGAAGATCTCGCCCAACATGATGCCCGGCAGGATGTTCGGGTCTGCGACCGCCGCCCAATCGGTGAGGTCGGTCCAGTCGGGGATGGTGATCGGGTTCACGTAGCCCCTGATCAGGTTCTCGCCGGTGGCGTTCCACGTCTTGACGAACAGGTCATCCGCCGCGCCGCGCAGCGCCTGCGGGACAAGGCAGAACTTCGGCTTCACCGCCTGCGGTTTGCCGGTGCCGTAATAACCGGCTGCATTTCTTACGTGCATCGGCTTGGCATACATGGCGCTTTCGACTGCGCGCCACGCGCTCAGGTCTGTGCCCAATGCGGTGGTGAGCAGGTTGGCATGTCCGCCCTTGGTGGTGACTGCGGTGGCATTGAACAAGGCTCCGGTGTCTGAAAGGGTCGGCCCTGCTCCGCTCGCCTGGGAGAAAATATAAGCCACGCGCTCCGAAATATTTCGCATGCCGCCCATGGCCACCTCATCAGGCAGCCGTTTGAAGACGCGCACATCGTCACGCAGCACGGCCTCCAGCGTGAGCCCCACATAACCGCCGTACTTCGTCCAGTCGGAGGTCTCTCCGTTGTCACCGATGGGCAGCTCAGTGTATTCGCCCTGCTCTGCAACGGACGGCAGCGAACCGATCGTTCCCAATATCAACCAGTCCACCTGCTGCAGGCTGGTGAAGTGCTCCACGCTGACGATATCCTTCCACCAGTCATAACCGGCTTCACCATATTTCCTCCAGGCCTCTGCCAGGCGCTTGTTGATGGCGTTCTTTACGACCACGGGGAAACTGGTCGTATCGCCTAAAGCGAATTCGGGAAAATAACCGCCGAGGAAATCACGGTCGCCGGTGGCGAGCAGGTAAGCCTCTCTAATTCCAGAGAGACGCGCCACTTTCAAATTCACTTTGTCCGGGTCACGCGGCGCGCCCAGCAGGTCATCCACCGCGGCCTGGAACTGGTCCTGGCTATTGAACATGCCGCTGACGCTGCGGCCCGGTCCGCGCACGATGGAACCGGCCAGCAAGGAACTCACTTCCTCCTTCGCTTCGTTGATGGCTTCGCTGAGCTCGGTGGGCCTGAAAGCGCGGCCTGCGAACTGCCTGCGGATTCGTACCTGGGTCAGCTCAGGAAGTCTGGACGCGGATAGACTTGAGTTGATCAGGTTTTCGCATTGAGCGATGAGGATCGCGTTGCCCTCTGCGATCTGCGTCTCCCTTAATTGGGCGTGCTCATGCGCGCCGAGCAAAGTCCCGGCGGCTTCCTGCTCCGCTGCTAACTCTGCTGCCTGGGTCAGACCTTCGAGTAAGGTCTCGCCCGCTTGAAGAACTTTCTTTGGCATTGGTTTGCCTCCTTTGTGGGTTACAAAAGCGGGCGATCTTCGAAGAACGTCGCCGCTAATTGTCTTGAGGGCTTGCAACTCTGCTAAAAGACTCGTGCCATCCACGGCGGGGGCATTTACCGCCGAAGTCTCTTTGCCTTTGGGATTGATACTGATAAGCTCACACATCTTTTCACCGTTGGATGTCTCGTATCTCTGACCTGGCATGTGAGGGCATTGGAAGAATGAAGAATTACAGACGGAGCAGATCACATCGTCGTAATTCCAGCCGATGGAAAAGCGGTCAATTCTGCCTTCGATGAAATCGAGCATGCCGCGGCGGGTGGTAAGGCGGATCACCTGCTCGATGGTAGGAAAAGAACCTACCACTGACGCATCGCCATTCAGTGCGCTGCCTATGATCGTTCCGTCCCTCGCGCCGATGTCGTAAGTGTCGTGGTTGCGAAGGAAGGGCATATCAATGAAGCTGGCCGCGAACGAAGACAGGTCCTCGCTCTTGAATGAAAGATGGTTTCGATTCGGCTTCGTATTGAAAACGTTTGCGGTGAAATCAATATGATCGATCGCTCCGCTTTCGATGTTCCGTATCGTCTCGGTCCTGGCGGGCAGGTTGAGCTTTTCCAGCCTGGGAAGGCTGTAAAGGATGGGGAATACTCTTTTACTTTCAATATGCTTCGCGGTTGTCATGGTTGAGTTCCTTTGAGTGATCCTATTCGTCCGGTGAAGGGTCGGGCTGGGCGTTGGGGTCGGGTGCGTTCGGGTTCGCCGAGGGCGCGCCTCTCCCGGTTTGTTTCAAGGGTGCTTTCAACATGCTCGGCACGTTATCTTCCTCGTACACTTCGCCGGCCATGCGATAAACAAGCCGCAGCACTTCGCCTTCATCGATGCCGCCGCGGTCGAACAGCTCGGTGAGCACCGGGAACATGCGGCTCGCCGCGAGCGCAAGGTTTGCGTTATCCCGCTCTGTGATGTCTGCTCCCCGGGCGGAGATCCCGGCGTCAACTTTCATATGCTTGTCATGGCGGCGGCGAATTTGGACGGCGATCTTTGACAGGCTTACCAGCATGTCGAGGAAAGTATTTTGCATATCCTCGAGAGACCTGAATGACGGTGTGCCTGCGGCTTCGGCGGTTGTCCGTGTTGAGCCTTCCGGCTCGGCCAGCCAGTGCAGCGGCATGCCGATACCGGCTGCCACCATGCGCTTGAGCGCCAGTCCATCGAGCGAAGCATCGAAGGCGTCCAGCTGCGGAGTAAGGATGCCCCAATCCTCGCCTTCATCGGTCACAAGCACGCTGCCTGGCTTGGGCGGGTTGGCGTTCAGCTCTGCGGTTCGCCGGTCCTTCTCGCCTCTATCGACTGTGCCCTTCAATCGCAGGATGTACATGATCGAATTGCGGAAGTGATTGAGGCGCGCCCGATCTTCGAGCCAGGTGCTGAATCTTCCGATCCATGGCAGCATGGGTGCCAGGTCAGGCTCGCCCCAACAGGTTCCGACCGGAACGTTATCGGCAAAATGCACCATGAACTGTTCCTGCTCGGCGTTCGGGTCATAGGCCGGCCAGGGGCTTTCGTTGATATCTGCCCTGATGTAATGAGTTTCCTGCATCACATCGTTATCGGCGGTTTGAATGTCCCTGATCAGTTCAGCCGGCACGGCGCGCACGAAGCTCATGCCTGAGACCTTGTCGACCGAAAATAAAAAGAACAGGTTGCCGGTGCGTGTGCCTTCATCCTTCCAGGCCTTCAACTGCGAAGGAAGGCGGTTCATCGGATGGTTGAACCACTCGTCCAGGAATTTCTGTGTGGCCTTGTGGTCGCACTCGATGCTCACGCCCTTGCCGATCACGAATTGAGAAATGAGATTTACGATCCGGCGCGCAAGCGGGTTGATGCGCCAGGCCCGCAGGCACTCGGCTTGAATTTTGACGCGGTCGTAGTCGTAGCGTGTGCGATAGCTGTCCGTCATGCCGGAGGGGAAGAAGTTATTGTCAGTGATGGGGCTTGAGGCAAGCTGCTGTCCTACACCTGTAGCGCGGTGTGCTATCTCTTTACCGGGTCTCGTTCCCATAGCGGAGCGTATGCTGTGCATGAGACTTTGAGTGATGCGTCCGGTGATGCCGCGCGCAGTGCTGTTACCTTCATTCGAGGTCTTCATAAGGGTTCATCTCCCTGAGTGCAGTTAGGATGTCGTCGCCGAGCTCACCGCCGTGCCCGCGGGCGAGCAGGCGGGTCCGTTCCAGCGTATTGATCGAGATAACGGCGTTGAGAAAGCGGTCGAAGGTCATTAGCTCCTGCTTGTTGATTTTTTCAAGCGGGGTAAGTTGAAAAAGGTGGAAGGCTTTGACGCGCAGGGCCTTCAGGTCATCCAGGAGATTGATTTCCTTATCGAGGCGATTGCCGTCATCCGTCGAGAACAGCTCCGAATAAAAACCGTGCCTTAAGCCGTTCTTGTTTCCCGGCTGTCCGCCTCTTTTGCGGCCCGAAATATTTTTTGTTTTTTTGCGCATCAGCTTCTCCTGTACGGTCCCATTCTCGAAGACCGTCTCTCGATCACAGGCTGTGACTTTGCTTCTCAGAACTTTCCAATCAGGACGGTGAACACATTGATCAAGCTCAGCGCTCCGCCTCCGAAAGCCAGCCAGGCTAAAGTTTCGAAGCGTACGCGTGAGGCTTCGACCGTGCGCAGGCGCATCTCCTGGTCTGTATCGTTGTGTTCCAGGTTGGCGATCTTGGTTTCGATCAAAGCCAGCTGCACCTGCATAAGCTCGGCCTCTTTTTTTATAAGTTGTTCACGCAGAAAATTTATTTCTTCCACCGTCTGGCTCCTTTCATGGCCGGATGAATTAAAGGGGTGACACCCGTTTATCTTTTTTTCTGGCTCGATTCTTAACCTCGGATTCTTTAAGGTCCTTGATCGACCGTTCATGGATGTATCGTTCGAGGTCTTCCGGTCGCACGCGTACCGCGTTCCCGAACCGTACTGTCGGAATTTCACCTCGACTCATCAGCAAATAAGCAAAGGATCGGCTGACATGTAGTATCTCTGCCACTTCACCACCCTTAAGTAAATTTTCTTCCA